CGCTTACGCAACTTCTCAGTAGCATTAGGAATTGTGGGATTAAACCCATAAAACATAACAGAGCCGTTACGCCACGCTTCGCTCGTTTTATTAAGATAGTTGCGAAAAATACAATTATTCTTCACTAACTTGTGCACAGGCATACACGTAATGATACGAAGCATTTCAGCTTCTATCTTTTTAATTTTGTGTGGTTCGTTCTTCAAGAAGAGTTTATATTCAAAACTCTCGCGCCATTCGCGCAAAACGATCTCAGCGAATTGATCGGGACCGTATTTCTTGAGAACATCACCTATCGTAGCCATACCATCAGCTTGGTAATGTCGACCAGCACTCTTCTTATCATTTATAGAGGATGTATTGATGACATCCAATATATAATCAATAGAATCGTAATTCTCGTCGGGCTCGTAATTAATATTAATTCGAGCTTCAAGTATTGAAAGTAGTCTCTCAATTTCAGCTTCGCTAGCCACCTTTTGGGGTTTGCTAACGCGTGAACTCCAGAGTCTTAAATGGTTTTTAAGTGAAGTCACTTCGTTCTCCTTGTTAATAACAGGGATTCGAAATGTATCTTCCTCAAAACCACATTTCAATATATCATCCTTGAATTCATCCAATAAAGATATTGCCTCATCCTGCACAACCCCTGTGGGTGCGCAATGAACAGCTTTTACCTTGGATAATTCTTCATAACCAACTGTAGGTAGTGGAGCGCTTTCATATCTATCACCAAAGAATTGGTCCTCAAAATCACGAATTGATTTACGTTTATTTTTAACGTAATCTTCATCGTAATAATCGATTTCATCCCCAAAAGCTAACTTTTTAGCTCGGCGTTCCAATTCCCAATAACGTTCCATCTCATCTTCTGAGTAATCAGAAGTTATGGAACCATCATCGCGTAAAAACCTACTACGACCATAATAATCTTCATACGGATCTCCATATGATTTCACATCTGATTCTATAGTAATACGCGACGGCGTTGAGCTCGTGAACCCCGCTTCGACCTCTGCTCTAATAGCGAAGGGGGTGATCATTTCACGTCTAATCGCAGAATTATGATTAACGTCACCTAGATAATGCATACCAACGACCGAGTTGCCACTAAAAACAGGCGCTCCAGAAAAACCTTTAACGGTTGAAGCGTTATAATGCAACTCAAGACCACCCGAACCACGCAATGTCTTGCCATTGGACGTGATTAAGATTCCATTTTGGAACCCAACTAAACTTACACATAAGTCATATTTGCTACTGACACGCACGCCTATTTTATTGATCTGTAACTTTGCCCAAACCTTGGGTTCTAAGTCACAGACAAACAGGTCTACTGTGTATGCCTTAGCTAAATTCTTATCCTCATCAAAAAATGTTGAGTCGACGTTGAGAGAGACTGAATCATCAAGCACGCTATTACCACGCTTATTTCTAATTGTACCACTAAGTTTAACCTTAGCTATACCACTAGTTATAAGAGTAGCAACATGCCTAGCAGTAACTAAACTGTTCTCGTATCTAAAGAAACAACCGACAACTTGGTAGGTTATACCGTCGTTTGAGACAAGTATAGCACCAACTGGCCGAGGAGCACTAGGATACAAATCTGATCCAGGCAACGCCATTTCATCTTGGGGTCGTTGACTGTGATTGTAATCTTTCTTTACAATATATTTCGTATTATTATGAAGGAGAATATAACTGTGTCCAGTATTATCCACCTTCTCACCAATGATTCTTGAGTCAGTGAAATTATCAACGGTCTCAGTAAGTCTGATCGGAGAAGCGACCAAACAACGTTTAATGGTTCGGTAAACAATCCAAACCACAAACCACAACACTGACAGTGCGACTAGATGTTCCAATTTAGTAACACCTTCATCATCGGGTTCATTAAGCCATTGTAATAAAAATATGATTACCGTTATTACATGGTTTAAACAAGTGACAGCGCTATCTACGACTGTCACAAACATATCGAACCCGGCAGCCCCGTAACGTAACCACACTTTTCCAGTGTTGGTAACATTATAAGCTGCAACTGGGCTTAGATCACTCATAAGCATCACAAACAAAATTGATTTGAGTTGTATATGGTTACGGTGGTTAACAAAATTGATATGGTTGCATGTGACAACCTTATCAATAAGTTTACCGTCCCAGCCTTTATCAGATATTTTACACTCTTCCAATCTGCAGGAAGTGCGTGGCATCTGAATAACGATATTGGTTTCTGTACCAAAAACTCGCAAGACATGGAGTGACATAGCAGACTCGCTGACTTCAGGCATAGAATGCACATTAGCACGGTATATATCATACCAGAACGCTCGTTGTATGTGGATATAATCCAAATCGTACTTTGAACTCAGAGTCGTCAGTCTAGCTGCGACACTATTTCTGAAATCT